ATTTACCGGTTCCGGGTAAACAACTTTGATTGCAATCCATCTAACAAATCCCTCGTTGTCCACCAGATCCGTTTGGCTTAGCATCACCGAGGTATTTGCTTTTAAACTTATTTTAATTCTAGAATAGGCACTAACTCCTAAAAGAATGTCGGAGAGATTGAAAAATGTGGTTTTAACATTTCCTTCGTCTAGAACAAATTTGTCCTTGAAAAAAACAAATCCTGGTATTGTTCCCGGTGGGCATATAATAGGTCTAGTTGCCATTAGTTAGCTGTTAATATTGATAGTCTTACCGAGAAATCGGTGGGATTAGTGAATACAAATCCGGGGGTAATCCCATCATAGTCTGGTTCTAAGCTTGGATCCACCTGCCAGCCCTTCCAATTGGAAGTTGTTTTAACCGCACCAGTTAAAACCATGAACTGTCCCATTGCATATCTAGGAGAATTTTTATAATTCCAATATATGATGTTATAAGGATCTTCTACTAGATGAGGGAGATATTCTGCTTGTGCCATCAGAAGACTAACTTCTCCGTATGTCTCGTCAAAGTTTCCAACGTCAAAGTTTATGGAAGATAATGGAGCAATATTAAAAGTTTGCTTCTGATAGTTGCTAAAAGATTGAATAGGGTGGAAGAAAGAAACTAGATTTAAAGTTTCCTCGGTGTATTTTTGCCAGGAAACATTAATAGCTGTATTGTAGAATCTAACGTTATGAGGGTCATTAAAGTCAGCAAAAGTTAAATTTACTCTTCTTAATGCAGTTTTATTTACTGCTATGATTGCATAGTCAACCAAAAAAGCTGCAGAAGCACCAGGGGGAAGGACTGGAGTACTGTCTCCGTCCGCTACTTTCAGAAGGCTAGTATTATAAGCATTACCTCCATCATAATTATATCCTGTTGTTCCTAAATAGGACGCAAATTCTCCTGTTGCTGACATTTTTATAAGCTCATTGGGTTTAGATGAACACTTCCAGAGTTATCTATGATCCCAGTATTTTTTTGTTTTGGAACGTTTGAGTTGACCGGAAGGATCTGATTTTCTTCGATCTCAACCGAAGGTCCATTACCGTCAATAAGAACATCCCCATAATATCCTCCTATGGTGTTAGAAGAATTATTGTCCTTGTTATCTTCTGGATTGGTTTCGGTGGTTTCTTCAGGATTCTCCACCATCTCATTTAGAACTATATCTAATTCGTGATCCTCGTCTCTTTCTTCAACCTTTTCAGCCGGCTCTTCTTCCAAACCATCCATTAATGTTGCATCCCATTCCTTAATCTCTTCTAAATCCTCTGAGGTATAAATTTCTTCCTTTTTGATCTCAGTTGGGATTTCTTCTATTTTAGGATCTTCATTTACTACAGATTCTGATTGTGGTTTAATATAATCAACCAGAGACTTAATAAATCCAAGGGCTACTAAAGGAAGAATTGCTCCAGAAACAGCAGATAAGACTCTCTTCTGGTAAACGATGTCCTCTTCTATAAGACCAAACAATTCAGACCACCCCTGAAAATTCTCCATATGCACGAATGCATAGTACATGTTACCCTGCATCTGCATGAGAGTAATAGCGCCAAATAGCATCCAGACTAGTGTTTTGTTCATTCTATCCAGAATAATCAAAGAAGCTAATGAAGCTGCTGCACCTAATTCGAATCCGATTGCAAGAGAAACTGCTAACCAATATGGGTTAGACAGCTCGAAGAATTCTATTACGTGAATAGTAGAAATGATACTAACAAGCAAATACAAGGACACAAAAGTTCCAATAATGAACCTATGTACAAGTTTGTTTTTCATTAGTTCTTAGTCTGTAGTTTCTTAATTTCTAGGTCGATCTCAGATTGTCTATTAACATCTAGAATTTTTCTGTCAACGGACTGGATCATTCTTTTCTCTGCTTTTAAACCCTCGATCTCAACATCCTTGCGGGTTGGAAGAGCATCAATAACAGTCTTTTGAGATTGGAATTCTTTTTTAACCTTGTGTAGTTCAGAACTAGTTCCGCAAGATTTAAGGTAAGTAAGAAGCAGAAGAACTATGATAATTTTTGTCCCGTGCTTCGATAAAAAATTGTCTACTTTATTCATGACTTGATTTTTAATTATATTATGTATATATCCCTGAAAAAATAAATACCCCGATAAAACGAAAAAGAGCACTTATCGTGCTCTTTTTACGAAAGATATTAAGATTAAGCAGTTTGAATTCCTTGCTGAGCAGCTACCAGGTCTTTTTCTAATGATTGGATAGCTTCTGCATCCTTTTTAACTTCCTCGAGTGCGATTGAAATTGGTTTAAAAAGAGAAATAAAATTTTGAGCTTCTTTTAAACCTTTTCCTCTAACTTTGGAAAGAAAATAGTGGGTTGCCTCCAGTGGAAGAGATTCAATGAAAATCGTATTGTCTTTTACTCCTTCTTTTTTAAGACCTGAAAGGATTTTATGCACCTCGATTACTCCCAAAGATTCAGTTTGTGACCATTCTGCATTTTTCTCAATAAAGTCAATTAAGGTGACTAAAAGATCTGCAGTCATTTTTACTGCATAAACTTTCTTAGAATTCTTTTCTTTTAGATCTTGAATCTGGTCCTCGATGGACTTGATCTTCTTGTGATCCAGTGTGTCGATAAAACTTTCTGAAAAATCGACAGAAGCACCAGCAAAACTTGTTGGAATTTCGCTAGAAGCAAGAGGCGTAGTAGTGTTTGATTTCTTGTTGGTCATTTTATAATTTTATTATTTTATTTATATCAGATTAAAAAGTTTCACTCAGACTGAAAATATATCAAATTCTTCCCTGTTGTGTTGTAGATAAACCCTCAAAGGTTCTCTCAGATCTTTGATTGGGTGGATCTTAGCAGGTCCTTCTGGTCCAATGTGACAGAGGAATCCTCCATGAGATTCTATTCCAATCTCCTCCTCCAGCATAAGTCTATATAGACTAACCTGTATAGAATATTCATTTAGATGATTTTCCCATAAATGAGAAAAGGGATGTAGAAGTTTCTTGTATCTTCCTCTTGGGTGGTCGTCAAATCTAAATTCCTTGTTTGTCTTCCAGTCTCCGATCAAGAAAAGAACCTTATTTTGTTTTTCGTCCCACATCAAAAAGGGTTGGTCAATAGTTCCTGCAAGTCTCCATTTTCTACAAAATATTTTAAGCTCGGAGGTTAATGGAACTAGGTTTTTAAATCTTTTCTCATAAAGGTCCATAAACTTGCTAATTCTTTCGACAAAAGCTTCATCATCTTCACTGGTTAGTTCTCTAGAATTTCCACTCCAAAAATCTTCTATCCATTTATGGACTCTGGTTCCAAGATCATTTGCAACATCTGCTTTTCCCTGCCATTCATCCAAAACAACTGAGACTTCAACTCCTCTCTCTGCTGCTTTCTTTTTGGACCAATATTCTTTATCAAACGGAGTTTTAAATCTCTTGATATAGGAAGTTACTGAGTCATACTTTATGTCCCTATAGTGATAAGTATGAGCTTCTTCCTCAAAGATAAAGTTTGGATCTTTGAAAACTGAAAGCTTTTGTATTAGATCATTTCTAATAGGTCTTAAATCCATATCTTATTTTCCAAAGAAAGATAGAATCCAGCCCCAGTGATTAAACGCTAGAACAATTAAGGAAATTTCAATGATCAATCTTAGAATCCAAAGGAGGGAAACCTGTCTGAAAACAAAGGAATAAACCACCAAGAAAGATTCTTCGTCGGTTCCTTCTACAGGATTCATAAGGGGAGCAATCAGCTCCTGGAGTCTTAGTTTGGTTAGATATTCGTTGATAGGTTTAATCTGGTCAAAAACAAATGCTGGTCTAGCATATTTTGGAAAATCTGGAGACTTTGTAACTTCGGGGGGAAGATTAAAGACTGTGTAGATTCTACCAAACCAGTCTCTTCTCAATCTAAGTCTGCTCCATTCTGGAGAATCCAAAGACTCTTTTTTAATTACCTTCAGATACTCCCTATATAGACTTATTTCTTTTAATACTTTAAAAATTCTGAACATAAAGGTAGTTTATAAGTTATAGTCAAAATTATTTATTTTCTTCCATCTTTAAACGAATTTTATTTCTAGCTCGTCTAATTCTGGTAGCAATGGACCTCTTTTTGATTCCGTATTTTTCTGCTATGTCTTTATATTTCATTCCATTGATTTCTCTATCAATCATAATGTCTCGATAGAGGGAAGGGAGGGACCTAATTTCTTCGATGGCAGTTTCGTACATGTCATCTATTGAATCTCCTTCGTTGGCAAACTTCCAAAGGGGATCTTCCTCTATAGAATAGGATGGGTTCTTCTCCTCGTTCTTGGACGAAGAATAATCCAGATCTTCTAAAGATAAATGAACATACTTCTTTCTTGTTTTTAACAATAAGAGAGATTCGTTTCTAGCGATATTGTAGCACCACGTGGAAAAATTACCTCTTGAATTGTCATATTGATCTATCTTTTGCCAGACCTTGGCCATTGCATTTAGGAATGCATCCTCCGCTAGTTCAGTATCTTTTAAAATTCCATAGCAGTGATTCAACACTCCAGGTTTAACTCTTTCGTAGAGTGATTTAAAACTTCTTTCATCTTTGGTCTCAATAAAATTGTTTGCAAGTACCTGAATGTTCTTCTCTTTCTTAATTTCTTTTTGCATTTCTCTGTATATTTTCTTAGTTTATAATTTTATAATTCTCCAATTCTAACCACTTCAATTCCTGCTTGGAACAAGAAGCTAAGTGATTCTGTTTTTCTGTAAAGATCTTTAAATACCACCCTTTTGATTCCCGACTGGATAATGAGTTTAGAACACTCAAAACAAGGTGAAGCTGTAATATAGACAGTAGATCCGTCTGAACTGTTTGTGCTCTTTGCCAACTTAGTAATTGCATTTGCTTCTGCATGAAGAACATACGGTAGGGTGGTGTTTCCATCGTCTTCACACTTATTTGGAAATCCCGAAGGACTCCCGTTATATCCATCCGAAATGATAGATTTATTTTTAACCATTAAGCATCCTACCTGCATTCTCTTGCAGTGTGAATTAGTTCCCCAGATTTCTGCCATCTTAAGATAGACTAAATCCGTCTTTTGTGTCTTCTCGTCCAATTTCAGGGAGTCAATAGAACTTCCGTATCGAAAGCTCATATCTTCAGGAGAAGCTTTCCAGAAATTGGAAGATATCTTTTCCGTATCCCCAAAGGAGAGCTCTAAAAATTCTATTTTTTGTCGATCGTTTATAAACATTATGTATTTGTTATTTCACTTTATAATGAAATATACGGACCAGTTTCTAATTTTTCGAAATTTATTCGAAATTTATTCTAGCATGCTAGATTTTGGTCTAAATGGCTTATTGTCTTTGATCATTAAAGGACCATTTAATGTTGCATTCATTGCGGAAAGTAGAGCTTTAATATCTTGTATATCCTGGGAAGTTATTGCTCCTTCTGCAGGTGCAGACTTAGAGGAAGTAGAGGATTTCATAGAGTCGGAAGAACCCGAAGTGCTACTAGAAGTAGATTCGGTTTTTGGTGCATCGGAAGGTTTGGGTGCAGCCACGGGTTCTGATGGAGTAGCTGGTTTAGCCTCCTCCGTTTTTTGTTGAGTCTGATCGGTTTTATTAGAAAGATTTTTTAAACTCGTAGATTCTTTCTTCATGTCGGAAGATCCTTCTGCCTGGGATTCTTCTGGTTTTTTCTTTCCTGTAAGTGTGTCAAAGGTAGATTTAAGTTTGGACTTCATCCTATCGAATTTTTCCTCGTACTCAGTCTTTGTTTTTTCCTCTCCTTTTTTATCGGTTCCGGATCCTTTATCTTTATTTCCATCTCCTCCGGAGGGAGTTTCAGTCGAAAATTTAATTAGGGAAGCTAGTTTTGATTCCTCTTTTGACTCCTTAGATTCTTTACCCGCTAGAGTTTCCTCTTTCTTTTTATCAAAGAGAGATTTTACTTTATCAATTACACTAAGCTTTGGACTTTCTTTTTTCTCTTCTGATTTCTTTTCGGATTTTTCTTCATTTTCTTTTTTAACACCAGAAATTCTTTCGGATAATTTATCAAAAAATCCTTTACCCTCTTTAGCAAGATCATTACCTTTTTCTCCCTCTTTTCCTGTTTCCGGGGTTTCCTTATTTTTCTTGAAAAGATTAAGAGGATTGAGATCCGAGATTTTAAATTTATTTTCCTCTTTCTTCTCTTCAGATTTAGTCTCTTCCTTTTCTGCCTCTTTCACCTTCTCTTTTTCTTTTAGCTTAGATAAATCAGAAACTTTAGAAGCTCCTTTCGCGATCGTCTGGCGGTCTACATTTATTCCTTTTTCCTGTAGCTTAGACTGTATGAAATCAACACCTTTGGAACTGAAAGCAGCCTTTCCTGCAGACTTTAAAAAATCTAATGCAGAATTTTTCTTCTTCTCCTGTGGTGGGTTTTCCGAATTTTTATCCGGATTTTTCTGAGAGTCTTTGTTTCCAGAAGGAGTATTTGAAGTAGAGCTAGCAGCACTACCTGTATTTGAAGCAGTACCGGAAGGAGAACCAGCACCAGTATTTTTAGCAGATCCTGAGTTTGAACTACCACCAGAAGATGCTACACCCGACATTTTCTTAATGGCGGAAGAATTATTCGAATTACTTTCTTTAATCTCTTTGGTTAAAGAATCTATATTTCGAGTAAGGTCGGATAATTGTTTAAGTAACTCTCTAGAAGAATCCATTCTGGACTTTTTTCTTTATATATCAGAAAAACACTATTTAGAAAAATTAAATAGCTCAATCTGACCAGCCTCGGACAATGCTTCTTTGTTTTCCTTATCTACCGCATCGTTTAGCTTATCAATCCAAATTTGATATTCATAGAATGGAATAGACTCAATCCAATTGGGATCAAGACCGTGTTCTTTCCACATTCTAAACTTCAAATCAAAGAAGTTCTCTAAAGATATCTGAAATAACGAAAAGAGATTTGAACCCTCCGGGAAAGGTTATGGGTGCGGTGACCTCGGCACCGCAGGTGGGACATTTGACATTAATATCTAGCTCTGTCCCGATTTTTATAGTTTCACACAATTCGTAATACAATGAGAATTCTTCCTTAGACCAATCATCAGATTCTCTCATTCTCTGCATGATTTTTTTATTATCAAGTCCTCTCCACTCGTCAAAGATAAAAGGAGCTATCTTTACAAAACTCTCCTCTAAATCTATCCTCTTCCTTTCGCAGTCGATAACAAATTCTGAAATTGCATCCATTACTCCGATAGAAGGAACGGACATCATAATTTCTTTTCCGATCTTTCTAACAGGAAAGATAAAATTTCTAGATACTGGAGAGTAGTATTTCATTACCCTCGGATCGATGTCATACGAGGAAAGAACCCCTGTTCTCAGTTCTATTCCATTGTTAATAGGACAAGCACTCTTATCTTTACACTGTGTCTCTGGGGAAATAATGATTCTGTTCTCACCCTGCACAAATGTCAAATCTCTAATTGCCATAATTAGGAAAAATCTATCTTCGTGCTTCAAGTCCTTATACGAAACAACTCCTTCATTAGGAAAGTGCATTGTGCTACATTTACTAAGAATGAAGTTTAGCTTCTCGTCCAAGTCAATCAGATCATCTTCGTCTATTGTTGAAAAATGTCTAATTTCTTTAACTTCTGCAGATCTAATTGCTATTTTTGTTCCTTCTGGATAGAAGAATCCTCTAGATGGAAGAACATTTAATGGCAAATTTTTCCACCCGAATTCTAATCCAGGAGAAAATTCTGGCTGGGCAGGTCTTTTAGTTTCAACCTTACCGAGATCTAAATTATTCTCAACAGGAGGAATGGCTCTCGGAATCGGGGTTTCCTGAATAACCGGAGGAATGTTCACTGGAGGAGCATATAAGGGGGTTTGTCTTGCCTGCAGATCTTCTGCACTGGGAACTGATTTAATAGGGGTTTCTGGTATGAATGGGTCATCATATACAATTCCTCCTTCCATTTCTTTTCTAGCTAGAATCTCTTCCGGTGAGAGACCTTTTAAAATTCCACTTTCGTTTGGATCCATAATTATTTACTTTATATCTTATATACCCGTCTACACAAAAAGACGAATATTCTATTTTAGAATATTCGTCTTCAAAAAGTTTCTTTCGTCTATTAGATGAACTGATCTTGCCAGTAGTCTGCCTTCCAGCTAGTAGCTAGAGTGTAGAGAGTCTCTCCGGCATCATAGTTTAAATCCATTGCATTCAAGTCTGCAGTCAGAAAGCAGTTGTTCAAACTAATTCTTCTGAATACATCTCCTTGCTTATTGAAGATGGAAACTACGATAGATCCAACATAGTCTTTCTTAAGACCCATTGCACCAGTTAGGGGGTTATAGATAAGATCTGCCCACTGTCTCATAATTTTGTAAACAATCATCGAATTCTGTTCGTTCAAGTTCACCTCAAAATCAATAGTGAAGGCAACAGAAGTATCAGAAGGAGCACCTCCTGCATATCTTCTCTCTGCAAACTTATAAAACTGGCTAGCAGCTCCTGCAGGTTGAATATCAACCGCAAGTCCCGAAATTTTCTTAACCTGCTGAGTTAAAATTCCTTCTCCT